GTTTAAAGAGCTCTGCAGATTGCTCGTGCTTGCAAATCGTAGACAATTAAGATTGATACTCTTATATGTCAAAAATCTGCTTAAGGCTGACTGATGTCGGTCTTTTTTATTGCTCTTTTTCTTCTACTTCATTCGCACAAACGGTAATAATCTTTTCTAAGACCTTCCACTCTTCATCGTTTAATTTTGCGATGGCAGACACAAATCTTTTTTTAAATGTATTAGACGCATCCCACTGAATGTCGCCGATAAAACTGATAATTTCTTCATCTAAAGTCATATCTTTGAACATCTCGCCTGTGCCATATCTCAACCAATCTTCATTTACATTGAATTCACGGCAGATGGCCAAGATGTTTGAGTCACTCAGTCCGACAACTCCACTTTCTATCTTAGATATAGCGGCCTTTTTAACACCAATTCTTTCGCCGAATTTTTCTCCTGACAGACCTAACTCTTTTCTAAGCTCTTTAATTCTGTCGTTCATTACAACCTCCTTTCTTCTCTTCTTTCCCTATGCCTACAGTATATATAGAAGAAGAATAAAAGTCAAGAAAAAAGTTGAAAAAAGATACTAAAAGACTTGACAAAGTAGAAATCAGATACTATAATGTATCTATAAGATACAGATAAAGGAAACACAAAGGAGAACAAAAATGAAAAAATTTGAAGTAGGAAAGATTTACAGAGAAAGAAAGTACGAAGGAAGAATGGATGTGGAAATCAAGATAGTAAAAAGAACTGCTAAAACGGTGACTTTTATCTATACAAAGCCAAATTGGTGGGAGGATGACATAACCAAAGAGTACAGAAAAAAGATTAGCGATATGGGACAAGGTGAAGTTATTTACTTCGGTAGCAACTGGGCTACCCCGACCGTAGACCCTGAGCCTATAGAAGAGATTACAGAAGCTGTGATTGCTTCATAAATAACAGGGGCATAAAGCCCCGCCCCTTACGGGGTAGAAAGGAGTACAGAGATGACAAAGAAGGATACAAAGAAGATTGTAGCAATCTTAAAAGCAACACTGCCAAAGCTTAGCCAGGAAAAGCAAGAATACTTGCTTGGATTGGCGGAGGGAATGGAGATGGCAAGAGTGATTGCAAGAGTGATTGCGGAGGATAAAGAGGAAAAGGCAAGCTAAAGGAGGGTAAATGACTAGAGAGGAAGCAATAGTGCAATTAGAAGATTTAAGAGAGCATTGTAAGGAGTACATAAAAGAAGACGAAGAAGGATTTAGTGTGTGGTCGGATGATGTAGAAGCATTGAATATTGCCATTGACGCACTTAGAAAACAGGAGGTAATAATTTGAACGAATTAAAACTCATAGAGCAAAGGAAAGTATTGGGAAAAGAGTTCAGAATATATGGAGATTTTGAAAACCCGCTATTCGTAGCCGTAGATGTTGCAGAGTGGATTGAGCATAGCAACACAACGGAAATGCTAAAAGGGATAGATGATGATGAAAAGCTGACTTCAATAATTCTTAGGGCAGGTCAAAGAAGAGCAGTAGCTATGCTGACCGAAGACGGATTGTATGAGGTTCTAATGCAGAGCAGGAAGCCGATAGCAAAAGAGTTTAAGAGGGAAGTAAAGCAAATTCTTAAAACCATCCGCAAGCACGGTTTATACGCTAAAGAAGAGCTACTGGATAATCCGGATATAGCAATAGCAGCTTTCAAGGCGCTAAAAGAAGAGAGGGAAGCAAGGAAAGCATTAGAGGTTGAAAATAACGCAATGAAGCCAAAGGCATTATTTGCCGATGCGGTATCGGCAAGCCACACATCAATCCTAATCGGTGAGCTTGCAAAGCTTATCAAGCAGAACGGCATCGACATCGGCCAAAAGCGACTTTTTGAATGGCTTAGAGAGCAGGGCTTCTTGATGAAATCGGGCAGTAGTAAAAACATGCCCACTCAAAGAAGCATGGAGCAAGGTCTCTTTGAGATAAAGGAAAGTAGCTATATAAATTCTGAAGGCGTGACCGTGGTCACTAAGACTACAAAGGTCACAGGGAAAGGACAGATATATTTCACAAATAAATTTTTATGTAAATAGGAGGAAACATGGAAGGAAGAATGATAAAAGGTGTTGTGATTCCTACATTGGCAAGGGGTACAGCAGAGGAAGAAAATGAAAGGGCTTTGAACGCCTTGGAGAATATAGTTTTTAAACAAAAAATGGATAGTGAGGATTTAAAGCGCAAATACAGGCTTGTATATGACGCTGCATCTAAGCAGCGAGCGGAGTTAAGCGCATTTAAAAATAGAATGTATGTAGCCTTCGCGGGGCTTTGCATGGCCGATGTGGTCTTCATCCTGATGCTTGTAAAGATGCTTATCAAATGACTTACAAGCATCAATGGATGATAGATTTTTTCAGTAATCTACTTGAAGAAAGAAAAAAGAAGGAAATGACAGAGATGTGGCAGAAATAAAAAAGGCCATACAGGTCATAAAAAAACATGAGGAGGAGAAAAATGCCGAGATTAGCACCGTCAAGGACGGAGATAATGGATAGAAGCTTTAGGGCTGCATATCTGGCAGGCCTTGAGCTTAAAGGACTGAAGACAAAAAACATTGCAAGCCTTATCGGTAAGTGTGAAAAGACGGTGGCTCATAAAAGAGACCACCCGGCGGATATGACAGTGTTTGAGTTAAGAGCGATAGCGGATAAGCTGGACTTCACAGCGGAGCAGGTCGCAAGCATGATATTAAAGTAAAGATGATAGAAAGAAAGATATTGGCCAATCGTGAAGAGTGGCTGAAACATAGAAGCAGGATAGGCGGTTCAGATGCCGCCGCAATTGTGGGATTGAATCCCTATAAGACAAATACCGATTTGTACTTAGAAAAGACGGGGCAAAAAGAAAGCCCTGACATATCCGATAAACCTTATGTGCTGTACGGTACAAAGGCGGAGGAGCATCTAAGAGAGTTGTTCAGATTAGACTTTCCGCAGTATCAAGTACAGTACTTTGACAATAATATGTATTTAAACTCTAAGTATCCTTTTGCCCACGCAAGCCTTGACGGTGAGCTTACAGACGAAGACGGCAGAAGGGGCATACTTGAGATAAAGACAACAAACATATTACAGAGTATGCAAAAAGAGAAGTGGAAGGATAGGATACCCGATAATTACTTTATACAAGTACTGCATTATCTGATGGTCACTGAATTTGACTTTGTAGTACTTAAGGCACAGCTAAAGAGTGAATTTGGCGGTCAGATATACCTGCAGACTAAGCACTACTTTATCGAAAGAAGTGAGGTTGAAGGAGATATAGAGTATTTAGCGGAGGAAGAAGCGAAGTTTTGGAAGTGCGTGGAGGCTAAAAGGATGCCCGATCTGATACTTCCTGATATATAAAGATACTATTTTCCCGACATCGGGAAAATGGCAAAGAAAAAGGAGAACTATGGAATTAAAGATATACAATCCGAGTGAAGATGGATTTATAAAAGCAATTGAATGGAATTATGACGAACTCAAGGCGGAGCTTGTAAAAAAGCTTGAGGACTACAAAGGACTTGTATACACAGAAGAGCAGATAAAAGAGGCTAAAGCCGACAGAGCAAAACTCAATGCCTTGGCGACCGCGATAGATAGCAAGCGAAAAGAGATAAAAAAGCAGTGCTTACAGCCTTATGAGCAATTTGAAGCACAAATAAAAGACCTGCTTGCGGTCATAAAGGAGCCTGTGGCCTTGATAGACTCACAAATCAAAGGCTATGAGGAAGAAAAAAAGCAAAAGAAGCTTGAAGAGGTCAAGGCGCTGTTTGAGAAGCTGAAGGATGCAGCAGGTGAAGAGCTTGAGTTTGTCGGCTTTGAGCAGATATTTGAAGATAAGTTTTTAAATGCGAGCTTGTCACTCAAGATGGTTGAGACTGTAATAAGTAATAAATTTAATGCTATCAAGCACGATATCAAGACTATAGCAGAATTAAAAGAATACAGTTTTGAAGCTACAGAAGTATACAAAGAGACCTTAAATCTTAATACAGCGCTTAAAAAAGCAAAGTATATGGTGGATATAGCTGAAAAGAAAAAGGTTGAAGAAGAGAGAAAAGAGCAGGAAAAGGAAGAAGCAGTTAAGGGCGCTGCATCGGATCCGCAAGAAGCGGAAGAACCTGCAGATGTAAAAAGAGAGTGGACCGCATTTGAAGCGTATATAAGCGCTAAAGAAGCGAAAATGTTAGCTGCATGGCTAAAGTTAAATAATATCAAAATCAGGAGGATTTAAAAATGGTACAAAACAGTTTAGTAGCAAAGAAGAAGGCGACAGGCTTCACAGCATACCTGACAGCGGATGCGGTCAAGGAGCAGATAAATAAGGTTGTGGGAAGCAAGAACGGCACGCGCTTTATAAGCTCAATAGTGTCGGCGGTAAATAATAATAAGGAACTACAGACCTGCAGTAATTCAAGTATCCTATCTGCTGCATTGCTTGGAGAGAGTCTTAATCTCTCACCAAGCCCACAGCTTGGCCAATATTACCTCGTACCCTTTAATAACAAGGATGGCAAGGTGGCACAATTCCAACTTGGTTACAAAGGATATATACAGCTTGCTATCCGTTCGGGACAGTACAAGAAAATCAATGTCCTTGCAATAAAAGAGGGTGAGCTTGTTCGATACGATCCGCTTAATGAAGAGATAGAAGTTAATCTCATAGAGGACGAAGAGGAAAGAGAAAAGGCAAACACAATCGGCTATTATGCAATGTTTGAGTATACAAACGGCTTTAAAAAGGCGATGTACTGGAGCAAAGCAAAGATGGAGGCTCATGCGATAAAGTACTCTGCCGGATATGCAGCAGATAAAAGGAAAGGCAATCAATATACTTTCTGGTCGAAAGATTTCGACGGCATGGCCTACAAGACGATGCTCAGACAGCTGATAAGCAAGTGGGGCATCATGAGCATCGACCTTGTAACTGCTATAGACTCAGATATGGCGGTGATAAACTCAGACGGTAGCAAGTCATATGTGGAGGCTGAAGAAGATGTGAATAATTATGCAGAAAGTAATAGTGATAAAGTAGTCGACAGTGAGGCTACAGAGAAGAAGGAAGATGCAGAAAAGAAAGAGGATACAAAGAAGCAGGAGGAAGTGAAAGAAGAGGGCGAAGGCGGCATAAGCAAGGCACTTTTTGAGTAATCAAGACTAATAAAAAATCAATAGCATAAGGGCATCATATAGCAAAAGAAATATAAATGCTTAAAAACTAGGTATCAAGTTCCTTTTGGTTATGTGTCACGACTATATAAGTATGGTGCCCTTTTTGCTTTGATATAAGGAGAGTAGGTAAATGCCAAACAGAATATTAAAAGAAAGCATCAATGAGAGTAAAGCCTTGGCAGAAGTTAGCATATTTGCAGAAGACTTATACAAGCGCCTTATTACTTATGCTGATGACTACGGAAGATTCAGTGTGGACTCTCAAATCATGCTAGCAAGACTATACCCAAGAGAGATACAGATTGTTAGCATTTCGGATATTGAAGACGCACTGCAAGACCTATCCGCAGCACAGAAAATTGCTTTTTATACAGATACTGAAAAAAAGCATTTATATGGAGTGTTTCCAAGATGGAGCGACCACCAAAGAATAAGAGATACAAAAGAGAAGTATCCGGAGCCGCAGGACTACTCGGCAAATGAGTATTACTCAAAGAGAGCTGTACCGATGCAGCTGAAAATCGAAATATTAGAAAGAGACAATTTTAAATGCTCAAAGTGTGGCAAGTACATAACCACCGAGACGAACGCATACAGATTTGCAAAGATGTGTGCAGGTGCCTTCTATTTTGATTACAAAGTGCCGCTTGAAAACGGTGGGGAGGTAAATGATAAAAATTTAAAACTTATATGCCCTAAGTGTAACGCCTTGAAGAAAAGATTGAGTTTTGATGATCTTCTTAAGCTGATAGATAAACCTCAAGAAGATGTAACAAATGTTAATTTGCGGCGACTTGCGGCGACTTGCGGCGAACTGCCGCCTGAATCCGAATCCGAATCCGAATATACATCTGCTATCGCAGATGTTTGCACGGAGCTAAAAAGCTCCGAGCCGAAAGACGGCAAAAAAGAGCAGGCACTCTTTGAGCTACCGACAAACACGGGAGAGGTCTACCCTTTTTACAGTAGTGACATAAATAGCTATAAAAACCTGTATCCGTCTGTAAATGTCGAGCAGGAAATGCGAAAGATGATCGGATGGCTGGACGCTAATCCGAAAAGACGAAAAACAAAGACGGGTATGAAACGCTTTGTAAATGCTTGGCTATCAAGTGAGCAGGACAAATACAAACCTGCTGATACACTTGCACCTGCTGCAAAGAAGCCTACAGGTACAAAATTCAATAACTTTGAGCAAAGAAATGACGACATAGATGCGGATATGCAAGAAGCATTTATGAAGCAGATGAAAGGAGTGGCGGATGGCTGAAAATAAAAGATATATAGCTTTCACAGTACTGGGCAAGCCTTTGGGCAAGCAAAGGCCGCGTTTTTCGAGACAAGGCACAGCGGTAAGGACATACACGCCGAGGCAGACTGTAGAGTATGAAAGACTTGTAAAAGAGTCATACATAGCAGCAGGCGGAAAGAAGCTTGAAGGTGCGATTGGTGCGACTATACGCGGATATTTTGAGCCGCCAAGGTCGACAAGCAAAAAACAAAGGCAAAAGATGCTTAGTGGAGAAGTCGGCTACACAAAAAAGATAGACGCTGACAATTTGGCTAAAAGCATATTAGATGCACTCAACGGAGTGGCCTACACAGACGATGCACAAGTGAGTTTTCTCTTTGTCTACAAAGCTTACGCAGAGACGGCAAGGGTAGAGGTGCAACTAAAAGAACTTTAATAAAATTTAATATTATAAAATTAAATGGCGTTACAAAATGCGTTATATGGCGTTTTTATAGTGCAGTGGATAAAAGTATCACTAAGGCAATAAAAATAGCTTCTAGGCATACTGTGGCTAAAATTAGGGGGTATATAAAGCGAATCGAAAGGAGTAACAATGCGAATATATCTATCAGGACCGATTACGGGCGTTGAAAATTATCACTTAAATTTTTTAAAAGCCGAAAATCAAGTGAGGGATATTTTTAAAAATGACGAGGTAATAAATCCGATGTGGATGGGTAACATGCTGCCGGGCGGTAGTCATGAAGAGTATATGACTCTTTGCTTTGCCTTAGTCGGCATGGCGGATAAGATGGTCATGCTTGAAGGCTGGCAGCAGTCAAAAGGTGCGTGCATGGAGAAAAGTCTTGCTGAAGAGATGGGCATAGATGTGCTTGAGCTTGGAACAAGCGGAGAGATAAAAGGAAAATGCATATAAATACACAAAAAAGTATTAAATACAATATATTAGAGAGGTGAAAGATGGCAAAAGAGAAGGTTAAAAAAGTTTGGGAGTTGCTTAGTAAAATTAGTTTTGAGTTAGACCAAATTAAAAAGGGATACAAAGATATAGAGGCCTTAAGGGAGTGGATGAAAGACATGGATATTTGTATCATCTTCAGTGCTGGAGGATGGAGAGGCGGAGAGCTTTGCCCAAATTTGTACAGCTCCGACTTTGACGATATAACAAACGCGGCTATAGAAGTAATTTATAAAAGATTAGAACAAAGAAATGCTGAGGCACTGGAATATGTAAAAGAGATAAAAGAAATGCTGACAGAGGTGGAAGAGGAGGCAAATGAGTAACGATATTTATAATACAGAAGGTTACAAGGATAGCACAGCCTATAAGGCAATAATGGCGATAGAAGAGACGAAGAAAAGACAACTAAAGGAGCAGGCGGAACACGACAAACTTGTACAGCATATCAAGTACATTGTTGAGCTTGCGGGGTTTAGACTGACCGATAGAGTGAGGCTTATGAATAAAGAGAGCAGGAGGAGATATGAATAGTATATGATTAATATAAAAGATTTAAAGTTAGGACAGTGTGTGTATGTTGTAAAAGTGGGATATGTCCGAAGCACACGAAAACAAGAGTTAGATGAAATTATTAAAACAAAGGTTGTAAAAGTTGGAAGAAGATACATAAGTGTAGATATAAAAGGATTCATTGAAACTTTTGACTCACAAAAGGATTTCAAGATTTACAACCAATACGACAAGCCAAGGTTCGAACTTTACCTCACTGAAAAAGACTATTTTGATGAGCTAAAAAAAGCAAAGTTATCAAGAAAAATAAAAAGTTTTTTCGATGATTACAGTTATAAGTATTATCTGATTATTAGTCTTGAAGACTTAGAGAACATAAACAACATTATAGATAAATATTAAACAGATAACAGAAAGGAGTCGAGCCTGCCGGCACTAAGGGATATCCGGCTCCTGATATAAATGAAAGTAGATATTTTTAATACAGGTAAGAAATATAAAGTGATTTATGCTGATCCACCATGGAGACAATCAAAAGGTGGGAAAAAGAAAGTTAGACCAAATTCAAGTGGCAAAAGTTTAGACTACGAAGTGTTATCTCTTGAAGACATAGAAAAGCATTTGAGTGTTGCGAGCGGTTTATCTGAAGATGACCACATATTATTTTTGTGGACGATAGAAAAATATCTTTTTGAGGCAGAAAATATTGCAAAGAAACTAGGCTATAAATTACACGCAAGAATGGTGTGGGATAAGGTAACAGGAATACCGACAGCATTTACTATACGATATGGTCATGAGTATTTACTGTATATGTATAAAGGTAAATTTACGCCTGTTGCTAAAGACTGTAGAGGCAAGTACCATTCTGTATTTAGAGAAAAGGTCACTAAGCATAGTAAGAAACCACTAATTGCATATGAAATAATAGAAAGTCTATATCCTCAAGCAAACAGACTTGAACTATATGCAAGAAATGAAAGAGACGGTTGGGATTGTTGGGGAAACGAGGTGTAAAAAATGACAAGAAAAGAGATTTTAGCAGAAGCGGAAAAGTGCGTATGCAGTGACAGAAACCTGCAGTACGGTGAGCCTGAGGATAACTTCAACACTATTGCAAAGTTCTGGAGCGCTTTCTTAGATATAGAGATAGCAGTATGGCAGGTGGCCGCAATGATGATGCTTATGAAGAATGCGAGAATAAAGTCAAGTCAGGGAAGAGATAAAGACAGTTGGATTGATGTTGCAGGATATTCTGCATGCGGAGGAGAGTTTATGTTCGGAGGTGAAGAATGAAAGTATTAATAGCTTGTGAATGCAGTCAAACAGTTTGTAAAGAATTTAGAGCATTAGGGCATGAGGCTTATAGCTGTGACATAGAGGAGCAGTACGGAGGACATCCGGAGTGGCACATAAAAGGCGATGCGCTCAAGATTATTGAGGGGGGGCAGATGTTTAAGACAGAGGACGGAAGCACTCACAATATAGACAAGTGGGATTTAATAATCGCCCATCCACCTTGCACTTATTTGAGCAATGCGGCGACAAGAAGCCACAGCCTAAAGGGCGCCACACTTGAGCAAATTAATGCGAGGACGCAGAAGAGAATAAAGGCGCAGGAGTTCTTTATGAAGTTTGCAAATGTGAATTGCGAAAGGGTAGCAATAGAAAATCCGGTTGGGGTGATGAATACTGTATACAGAAAGCCTGACCAAATCATTGAGCCTTACCAGTTTGCGGAGTCTGAGGAGGATAAAGAAAACTATGTGACAAAAAGGACTTGTTTGTGGCTAAAAGGCTTAAATGAATTAAAAAGAAACGACCTGCCAAAGCCCGATAACGCTAAACTATACGGCATACATCCGAGCGGAAAAGCAAGGTGCTGGGAAGAGATGGTCAAGGGAGACAGGGCGACAGTTAGAAGTAAAACATTTACAGGTATAGCAAAGGCTATGGCAGGACAGTGGGGATAAAATGATGGAAGATAATTTAAAAGAACTTATCAAAATGCAAAAAAAGAAATATAAGATTATATCAAGGGCTGAGGAACTACAAAAGGTTATAGAACTGATAGAGCGCCGACGCAATTGCATTATATGCGTGAGGGATTGCGATATTTCGGGAATTATAGATGCAAAATTTGAAATCGGTAGATGTTACGATGAAGACGATGTTTGTAGCGACATAGTTGAAGCGCTCAAGATGACGAGAGACAAGTATATAAAAGCGTTTGAAGATTTAGATGCAGAGGCGAGAAAACATGACTAATCCTGCAGACAGCTTAAAAGATGCGATGTGGCATTTCTTAATGACAAAAGGTCAGAAAGCGAATATACCAGCGCTAAAAGAATATGTATATAAGCTTATAGCTATGACTACACAAAAGACCGCTGGGCAAAAGAAGGGCATAAACTGAAGTGAGCTTGATATGGTGCTTATGAGCATAGTGATTGAAGCGACGGCACTGGTACAGTCGGGCGCGCTTGATGAGATAGAAGTAAAGGAGGACTAAATGGCGATACAAAAAGATATAGTGATAAACAGAAAACAATATCAGGATATCAAAAAGATGGACCACAATCAAATGAATGTATACTTGCAAAATATTTATAAAAATGCCTACATGGATGGCTTTAAAGCCGGTACAGAGTCAGTGCCGGGGATAGATATATCCAAAATCAATGGGGTTTTGCTTGGAATAAAAGGACTTGGCGCAAAGAGAGTTGAGTGTATAGTTGCAGCGCTTGAAAAGGAGTTAGTATGCTAATACCTGCCGTAGAAGTAAAAGAATTTGAGAGATTTGGATTTAAGCCATGTAGGGGAATTTCCAGATTTTGGCAATGCTATTATTTATGCGTTGCAAGAGACTGTAAGTTTATTTTTGTTAGTCCGAAGTGCTTTAAAATTGAAAATTGGTGGAAACATGATTCAAGGATACATGCAAGACCGAATTGCAAACACAGAGACAACCGCACAGCTACTGATATTTTATACGACTTGATAAAAGCGGGTATGCTAAAAAAGAGAGGTGAAGAATGAGAAAAATAGTTGTATACATAAACGACAAAATAATCGAGGGCTTTTCTGTAGATGATGATACTAAAGACGAAGATATCACAGATGAGTTGCTTCAAGAAGTGCTTAGTCACTTAGATTGGCACTGGGAAGAAGTGGACGAGTGGCCAGAAGAGTTAGGAGGTGAGTAGACATGATTGAAGGATTGGCAAGGCGGATATTAAATCATTACGGAATGCAACATCAAAAAGCAAAGGCAATCGAAGAGCTTGCGGAGCTTATAGTAGCTTTGCAGAAAGATGTGCTTGAGGGTAAAGAACAGCACTCAAGAGCAGTACTCGAAGAGATAGCAGATGTGCATATAATGCTTACTCAACTGCTAGATGATGAGGGCGATAAAACGATGGTATCGCTTATAGTCGATAAAAAGCTGAAGAGGCAGATGAGAAGAATCAAGGCGGAAAAAGACAACCGTAAAACTTGTAAAAGCTGCAGATGGCATATAGGCAACAGTCCACTTGCGCGCATTGGCATATGCTTCTGCTCTAAAAGTGATGAACGCGGGAATCATGTGGACGGTAACTTGATGACATGTCAGGAATGGGAAGGAAGGTGAACAATGGATGAAAATTGCGATACTTGCGCATATCAGACAAGCAGGTGGAAGGTATGCACAAATAAGCGAAAAAATGCGAAAATAAATCAAGAACTATTAAAAGAAAAGGGATTTTGTCACGACTATATGGGAAAAAGTGTACTTTTTTCAAATAGAAAAGCGACTAGACACATGTATGAAATTTTTGCATCAAAAGCAATCGAGGAAGGGAAGGATGAAATAAAAAAAGAAGAAGTAAGAACTAAAGCACGGGCAAAACGGGCAGGGCATATAGAAGAATGGTGTATAAAAGATGTAGAGAACTTTTTTGAGTCTTTAGAAAAGTGTTTAAATGCTGTATTTGGAGGTTGGTCATGACAGCAAAAGAATATCTTAATCAACTTATGAGCATTGAAAAGCTCATACAATTAAAGACTACCGAACGGGAGCGCCTTATGGCACTTGCCACAAAGGTCACAAGTGCTTTAAATGACTGCAAGGTTGAGACGAGCCCCGACAATACTAAGACACAGAACATTATTATAAAAATGGCGGAACTTAGAGAAGAAATCGAGGAGCAAGCAAGCAGATATACCGCTCTTTATCGTAAGATAGAAGAAGAGATAGACGATATTGAGGACGACCGCTATAAGCTTCTTTTAATTATGCGATATATGAAGGGTGCAAGCTTTAGCGATATCGCTGACAAGCTTGGATATGAAAAAAGGTGGACTTTAGTATTGCACAAAAGAGCTTTGCAAGATTTTGAAAAGAGGCACTGCATATAAGATGTGGTATTGCTTTTTTAATTAGGACATCGCAATGCACCGCTTGACAGTGCTATACTGTAAACGTCAAAGAAGCAAAGCTTTGACTACCTTTTTCTTTTTTATTGAGTTACATGTTCCCCCTAATGTTTCGAGAAGGCGCCCAATGAGCAAGGGCGCTTTTTGTTGTATAAAAGTGGAGGTACAAAGATGATATATAAAAGATGCCCACACTGTGGACAAAGATACGAGGCTGGGAAAAAGTGCGGGTGTAATTCTAAAAGGGACTACCCGCAGCCGACGGGGACAAGGGCGCTATATAAAGGCGGTAGGTGGCAAGCACTACGCAAGGTTATAATAGCAAGGTATCAAGGTTTAGATCCTTGGGCTTTTTTGCATGGCCGAATTGAATACGCTACTACAGTGCATCATATAGTTACGGCGGAGGACAACCCTACGCTCTTCTATGTAGAAGATAATCTGATACCTCTATCAAGGTCAAGTCACGACGAGATACATGCGCTGTATAGAAAGAGTGAGACAAGCAAGGTAGAGACACAAGCTTTGCTTAGAAGTTTAGTGAAGAAGATAGCATACTAAATTACAAACGTTAGGATATACCCTGTAGGGCAGGGGGTATTTGGGAAGTTTTCAGACAATTCCCAATGACCGCCGCCCCAGCTTTCAAAACGTAAATTTCTAAAAACCGTCCAAAAGTGGACAAAATGTATATAAAATAGCCCGAAAGGAGGGGAAAATGGCAAGGCCGCGAAAAATTATATCAATGCAAACTGGCAATATTAAAAAAGATGTCAGAGCAAGAAGAGAATACGAAGAATCACTTATAAAGACCGATGGCGACGAGCTTGAAAAAGTTCCTCCTTCGGTCTTTATTGATGCTGTGGCTAAAAAAGAGTACGAGCGTATAAGAAAAAATTTGAAGAGTATAGAGATTATAGGCAATCTGGACCGTAACAGCATGATTGTCTATTCAAACGCTTACTCTATGTATATGAGAGCATCAAAAGAGATTAAAAAGAAAGATTTTGAACCCGTTGTCGAGACCAGTTCGGGCAAGAAGCCTAATCCGATTTATGCAATTTTAGAGCAGGCAAAAAAGGATATGGACACGGCAGGTAATGCCCTCGGAATGTCCGCAAGTTCAAGACTTAAGATTGCAGCGGAAAAGGCAAAAGGACAAGAAGAAAACCTTATGCAGATGTTCGGAGATATATAAATGAGTCATTTAGAAGACATCAAGCAATACGCAAGGAGTTGTTTAGCGAATGAAATCCCGTCGGGACAGAAGCATAAGTGGGCATGTCAAAGATTTCTTGACGACTTGGACAGAGTAGGTACGACCGACTTCTCTTATATTTGGAGTGAAGACAACGCAAATAGAATAGTTACTTGGTTTTCTTTATTAAGGCATTCAAAAGGTGCCTTGGCAGGCAAGCCGATCGCGTTGACGGCATGGCAAAAATTCAGGGCATGTCAACTTTACGGCTGGATACACAGAGAGACGGGAAGGAAGAGATTTAAGAAGAGCTTTACTGAAGTAGGGCGTAAGAATGCAAAATCTCAAATGGAAGCAGGTGAAGCGCTTTTTGAAATTGCTATACAGGCTACCAAAAACCATGAGACATATGAGGTATATACAGCCGGAACAAAACGCGACCAGTCGAAAATCGTGTTCAGTGAGTGTGATTTGATGACAAAAGGGTCGATACTAAGGTCAAAATTTAACTTCAAGCGTGATGAAATCGTGCATATAAAGACGGGTTCTTTTATAAAACCGCTATCGAAAGAAGACGGCAAGACTGGCGATGGTACGAACCCCGCGTGCCTTATCCTCGATGAATACCACCAGCATCCGACAACTGATTTTTACGATTTGGGGCTTGGCTCAAACACAAAAGAACCGATGTTGACGATAATCACCACAGCGGGCAAGGATTTGACATATCCCTGCTACACTCAAGAGTACGATTATTGCTCAAAGGTCTTAGATCCGGATATAGATGTAAAGAATGATGAATATTTTATTGACATTTGCGAAGCAGATAAGGGCGACGACCCCGGAGCGCTTGAGACTTGGCAGAAAGCAAATCCGATACGAGCCTTTTACGACGAAGGCATAAAGAAGATATCTGAAGATTACGAGATTGCGAAGCAGATACCCGAAAAAATGATTGCGTTCATGACTAAAGTACTCAATATTTGGGTATCGGCCGCAAATAACGGCTATATGGATATGAAAAAATGGAAAGCTTGCGAAGTCAAGGGGGTCCCTATCGACTTAAGAGGGCGACCCGTGTATGTCGGTTTTGATATGTCTTCAAAAATCGACCTTACATCAGTCGCTTTTATAGTACCTTTTCAGACCGATAAACTGGACAGTAGTGGCAAGAAGATAGTCTATTATGCAGTTTGGACGCATAGCTTTATACCTACCGTGGACAAGCTTAGAGAACACATAATAAAAGACAAGGTTCCTTATGATGCTTGGGAGCGTTTGGGATACTTGACACTGACAAATACACCGATAGTCGACCAAGCTACTGTAATGCGTTATGTCCTTGATGAATGCGCAAAGTATCAACTTGATATTCAGTGCTTATGTTTCGACCCGGCAAATGCATCAAAATTGATGATGGACTTGTCAGATGAAGGCTACACGGTCGAAGAAGTGTATCAGAGTCATAAGAGTCTTAACGAAAGTACTCAAGGCTTCAGGGAGCAGGTTTATTCGGGCAATGTTCTTTACCTACATAATCCGCTTCTTAATTATGCGATGTCTAATGCGGTCGTAAGGACAAATAACGGACTTATTAAGATAGATAAGGATGCAACCACTAAGCGAATAGACCCCGTGGATGCGACCTTGGGTGCGTTTAAGTTGGCTTTATATCACGATTTTGAGTCGGAAAGCTACAACGACTATGTAGAGAATTTTTTGAAAGGAATGACGGGCTAAAATGGGATTTTTTAACAGCTTGAAAAACTTTTTTATACCTGAGGCGGCGGACACAGCAAGCGAACGGCTCCGACAGTGGCTTGGAATAGATGATGATATCACCACCCCGAAGGCGCTTGCAGAGACGACATACTTTACTTGCTTGAAGGTTCTATCTGAGACTATGGGTAAGATGCCGCTGAAGCTATATAAAGAAGATGCGACAGGTGGAAGAGTGAGAGCTGATGCCATGGACGTGCTTCTATACAGACCGAACAGTGTAATGACACCGTCGACATTTTGGTCGACTATGGAGGCAAATTGCCAGCACTATGGCAATGCTTACGCATGGATCCAAAGAGATTACGGCAAAGGCTTAAAGACAGGCAAGATACAGACGAAGGCTTATTGGATTATGAAATCAGATTGCGTGACGGTCTACATGGACGATGCGGGCGTGTTTGGCGACCGCGGAAGGCTGTATTATCAATATAGCAATCCACAAAACGGTGAGACGGCTGTATTCAGACAAGAAGATGTATTGCATATAAAAAATTGGCTTTCGTGGGATGGAGTCATGGGGCTTTCGGTAAGAGAGATATTGAAAAGTACCATACAAGGCGCAGGGTACTCACAAAGATATCTTGAAAAGCTGTATAAAAGCGGTCTGACTGCATCAAGCGTACTGCAGTACACAGGCGACCTTGATGAAAAATTAAGAACGCAATTACAGAAAAAGTACAACGAACTTCTCACAGGTGCGGAAAATGCGGGCAAGGTGGTAGCGTTGCCAATCGGCATGAAGCTTGAACCGCTTACCTACACGCTTGCAGATGCTCAATATATGGAGCTTAAGAAGTATAGCGCGCTACAGATTGCGGCAGCGTTTGGAGTTAAGCCGAACCAAATCAATGACTATGAGAAGAGCAGTTACTCAAACTCAGAGTCGCAACAGCTTAGCTTTTTGATAGACACGATGATGTACAGACTCAATCAGTATGAGCAAGAAATCAATTATAAATGTTTGACTGATGAGCAGAGAAAAAAAGGATTTGTATACAAATTCAATGAAAAGGTCCTTCTTAGGGCAAATATGGAAACACAAATGCAGAGCATAACATCCGCGGTGCAAAATGGGATATACACTCCGAACGAAGGCAGGCACCTTTTAGACCTTCCTTCAATGGACGGCGGCGATGTGCTTATAGTAAATGGCAACTATGTACCGCTTACAGATGTTGGCGCTGCATACAATATTGGAAAGGAGGGCAAAGATGATAGTTAAAATAAAAGGCGACATAGTTCGCAATGAAATGAAAGAAGTATATGACTGGTTTGGCTATGACTGTACAACGCCGGGCGATGTCTTAACTGCAATCGAAGAAATGCCAAAGGGTGACAGACTGCAGGTCAAGATAAATTCAGGCGGTGGCGATGTACTTGCAGGTCAGGAAATTTATGCGACATTAAGAAGTCGTAACGATGTAGACATCGAAGTGGAAGGCTTGGCAGCATCCGCCGCATCGGTCATAGCGATGGCAGGTAAAAGCACAATATCGCCTGTGGGCATGCTTATGATTCATGATGTTAGTGTAAGTCGTGCGAGTGGAAATCACGCACATCTTAGTAAACAGGCCGAGACCTTGAAGGCATGGGATGAAGCTTTAGCAAGTGCTTATGTCGAAAAGACGGGCAAGAGCAAAGATGAAATCATTCAGATGATGGACGCGGAAACATGGATAACTGCAGATAAAGCGGTTGAAATGGGTTTTATAGACGCTATAAGTCAGTCCGGACAGTCGGTAATCACAAATAACATGGGAAATCTCAAGATTACTGATGAAATGATACAGCAGTATACAGCCGAAAAGGCTGGTATTGAAGAAGCAAAAAACAATTTGTTAAAAGACCTCGATAAATTCGGGGCGTGAAAGGAGCAAAGAAATGAATTTACAGGAACTACTTAATCAGATAAATGCGAAGAAGCTTGAAGTAAAGAACCTTGCGGAGCAGGGAAAAATAGAGGAAGCAAAGACAGCAAAAGAAGAACTGGTAATGCTTCAGGAGCAGTACAACATTCTTAAGGATGTTATAGAAAATGAGCAGAGTGGAATGACAAACGGCACAGCAAATGCGGTAGGAATGAAAGCAGTTACTGCAGATAGTGTAGTTGATGCGGTACACGACTTTGCCGAAGCTGCAAGACACGGCTTTTATACTAACACTATGACTGAAGGCACAAAGGCCGATGGCGGTTATACAGTGCCTGAAGACATTCAGGTGAGAATTAATCAGTATAAGAAGGCTGTTTTTTCACTTGAAAGCCTTGTAGATGTTGAAACAGTAAAGACCGGTAGCGGTAGAAGAACATTTCAGAAGAAAGCACAGGCCGAAGGCTTCAAGGCGGTGGCAGAAGCTGGGAAAATTCAGGGTAACAATACACCGCAGTTTGAAATCCTTGAGTACGCTGTTAAGAAATATGCCGGCTATATGCCTGTTACATCCGAGCTATTGGCCGACTCTGATGCCAACATCACCGCTGTACTTACAAAGTGGCTTGCTGAAGAGGACATCGCAACAAAGAACGCTCAAATCCTTACAGCAATCGCAACAAAGGCTGAAACAGATCTGAAGAACCTTGACGGCATCAAGAAGGCTATCAATGTCACCTTGGGGGCTGCATATGCGGGAAGTGTTGTGATAGTGACCAATGATGACGGCCTTAATTATCTTGATACTTTGGTAGATAAAAACGGCAGATATTTGCTTAGTCCAGATGTTCAGAATCCTATGCAGATGGTGCTTGCAGTAGGGGCAAGAAAGATACCTGTAAAGGTTGTACCAAATGCGATTTTGGCTACAAAGACCAATAAGATTCCGTTTACTATCGGTGACTTAAAGGAAGCAGTAAAGATTTTTGACAGAGCGAAGCTTAATATCATGACTTCCAATGTGGCAGCGGTTGGAACATTGAATGCATTTGAACAGGATTTAACACTGTTCAGGGGTATTGAAAGATTTGACTGCAAGGTCAAGGATTCTGATGCATTTATAAACGGTACCATTACGGTAACACCATAATTTTAGCCCTTGCATCCGCAGGGGCTTTTTTAGGAGGTATTAGCCTATGACACTTGAGCAAGTCAAGGACTACTTAAGGGTAGACGGAGATGATGATGACAACATTATACAGATAATGATGGAAGCGGCAAAAGAATATATCATATCCGCAGTAGGCGAGTATGATGAGGAAGATAAGACGGCACGAATCCTTTTTTGTGCGATAGTGCAGAATATGTATGATAATCGTGAACTTATGCAGTCCGATATACAGCAAAGAAAAGCTATAGAATACACTTTTAAGAGTATGATTTTGCAATTGCAAATAAAAAAATCTTTGAAGGGGGATACATGATAAAAGGTATAAATCCCGGAAGGCTTAATAAAAGAGTAAACATATTAAGATATAAAGAGACTGAAGATGAGCTTGCAAATATCATAAGTACTTTAAGCTTGCATAAAAAGGTGTGGGCGGAGATAAGGCCGCTGAGAGGCAATGAGCAGTTGGAGCATTATAAGACTACCAGCAAGCTTATGTACAAAATCACAATCAGAAATACGGATGTAACTGAAAAAGATGTTATTGAGTATCAGGGCAGGCAATTTCTTATAAATTATATTGTGAATCCTTTAGAGGCTTCTTACTATTTGGAACTTATGTGTACCGAAAACATTGACCACATGGAAAGGAGTGCGGATGGCTGAATCTGTACGCTTTATAGGACTTGAAGGACTTATGTCTGATATGCAAGGCCTGATAAGCAAGGCGCCCGACGAACTTAACAAGGCTGTAGAAAAGACGGCAAGAGAGTGGACAAAGGACTGCAATGGGAAGATGCCTTCCACTTATAAAGACGGTAAAAACAGTCTGAAAAAGTGGAAAACAAAGAAAGAGTATACATCTTTGGGCATTATTTCAAGCATTGAGGTCACAAATAAGGCGCCACACTTTCACCTTGTAGAAAACGGCCACAGGAAATTTATACACGGTGTGGATACAGGTGGATTTGTTGAGGGCAAGCACTATGCAGAAAAGACAAGAGCAGAGTACGAAACTAAATACCCTGATAGGATGCAGGAAGCCACAAATAGGCTTCTAGCAGATAGGGGGTTTTGATGGTTACTTATGCCGACATTATCAAAGAAGTAAATTTAATTTTAAAAAAAGAATATCCGGATGTAAAAAGATACGGGAACGACACTGTAGATAATGCAGTGCCACCGTATTTTTTTGTTGAGGTTGTGCCGCTTGGTATTAGTCGTGAGAGTAAAAACATATTGAAAAAGTCATGTTCTGTAAAAATTACATTTGTGCAGAAGACTATAAAGCAGGTGGAAGCATTGAATGTAATAGAGCATATATTTGAGGTCTTGGGCATGACTTTAGATGTAGGTGGCAGGAAGCTTTTAGTAAGTGACTACTCACATGAATATATAGAAGACCACGGCAATATACCGCAGATTTCTTTTAGTCTTGAATGGTACGAAAGTACAGAGTATCACGACGGCGACCTTATTACGGATATATCTTTGACTATAGAAAAGAAAGGAAATAAATAATGGGTAAATTAACATCACCTAGTATCACTATCGTCTTTACGGAGCAGGGCGCAAGCGCAATCGAAAGAGGCGAGCGTGGCATAGTTGCCCTTGTCCTTAAAGGCACAAAGCAACAGAGCTTTAAGGTCACAAGTGTTAGCGACATTCCCACAGGTGTTTTAAGCGAAGAGAATGAGCAGTATGTAAAAGATGCGCTTATAGGCTATTCACATGCTCCGAAATATGTACTTGTTTATGTCATGCCGAGCGGTGCTGACTTGACAAAGCCTTACAAGGATATGTTGCAGTTTTTTGAAAATGAGAACTTCACATACTTGGCTATACCTTCAGTGAAAACTGATAGCAAGGTGCAGGAGATTGTTACTTGGGTTAAGAAGCAAAGAAGCGAACGTAAACTTGTAAAAGCTATATTGCCAGAGGTTACAGGAGATAGCGAAGGAATTATCAACTGGAATTCAACCTTGTACAGAACAAAGGAAAAGGCTGTAACACCTGAGCAGGGTACTGCAAGAATAGCAGGTCTTTTGGCAGGTACAGGCTTTGGAGTGTCGGGAACTTACGCACCTTTACAGGACTTTGTAGACGTGAACAGACTTACAAAGGCTGAGCAAGATACAGCGGTGGGCGATGGCAAACTTATAGCCATTTGGGATGGCGAAAAAGTAAAGCTTAATCGTGCAGTAACATCGCTTACAACAACATCTGCAGAAAAGGGCGACAGCTTCAAGAAGATTAAGCTTG